TCGTTCAACGGAAACTTCCGTGGCAGGTTCGCTGGCATCGGCTACCGCTACGACAAGGAACTTGACGAGTTCATTGAACCGGAGCCTGAGGCTCCTGAGTTGTAGCAGGGACTACCCGGTAAGTCCCACAATCGAATAACCGCAAGCATTCTCACAGCCCCCGATATGGGGGCTTACTCATGTCTGAAGGAAACCAATGCCCGACTGGATCGACACACCTAACGAACTTATGGCAGTCCTCTCCATCCTCGGAGTGGTTGTCGCCGTGATCGTGTTTCTTGTGGACTCCAGCGTCAATCGCATGTACCGCGAACTCAAGCCTAATGGTGGAGCAAGCCTGCGCGACGCTGTTGATCGTCAGGCGGTGGCATTAGACCGGATAGAGAAGAAGATCGACGGCCACATTCAGTGGCATTTGGAGGACGACAAGTGAACTCGTGGAAAGACTTCATGGCGTTCCTCAACGACCACCCTCTCGGGGTGGCGTTGAAGGTATTCGCCGCGACCGCATTGACGTATGTAGTGGACAACATCGCTGGCTTCGGGCTGCCGACGATCCTCGTCGTCGCTGTGCCGCCAGCTCTTGTCGTGCTGGTTGATTACTTGAACGGCGAGAATCCAAGGTTCGGTCGCGTCGATGGCTAAGTTGGTTGCTGGCGGGGTTGTTCTCCGCAATCAGATCAATGGCCGTTGGGCGGGGCGCGATAAGCGCAGCGATGGTTGGATCGCCGATTCGAACCACAGTCGCACAAGTGACCACGCTCCCGACAAGAACGGCTGGGTTCACGCCATCGACATCGACGAGAACATGGGTAAAGGCAAGTGGCGCAACGGTCGTGCGGCACGCAAGTTAGCGGACCAGTTGCGGCTGTACGCCGCTTCGGATCTGCCCGGTGCGGACCGACTCAAATACATCGTTCATGAAAACAAGTTGGCAAGCGGAACGTATCGCCGAACTTGGTGGAAGTGGCGGCCCGGTAACTGGGGCCACGAGTACCACATTCATGTCTCGTTCACGTCGAAGGCGAAGAAGGACGACCGAATCTTTCCGCTGCCGATCCTGACGAAGGATCGGAAGTTGAAGAAGTTGTGGTGGGAACAGCTCCGTGGCTAAGAAGTTCAAGACTGCTGCGTGGACTCGCTCGGAGGGACAAGACCCCGAGGGTGGCTTGAACGCTAAGGGTCGCGCTTCGCTACGCGCTCAAGGTAAAGACATCAAAGCACCGCAACCGGGCGGAGGCCCGCGTAAGCGGTCCTACTGCGCTCGCAGTGCAGGTCAGATGAAGAAGTTCCCTAAGGCTGCGAAAGATCCGAACTCTCGTTTGCGTAAGGCTCGACGGAAGTGGAAGTGCTAGGTGGCTGAGAACAAGGCTGTTGTTAATGACCTGCCGTATGCGCTGGGTCAGGACATCATTGATCGGCTTGCCCGTTATGACCGCAGCGGTTTCGCTGCGGACTATGCGATAGGTAATCAGCCGTGGCTGTCGGCGGCATCAGATGCCGCCGCCATTTCTCGTGTGACAACGCAGTACCAGAAAGAGCGCGTCGATCAGGAAGCTGCTGCTGGTGAGAACTCGCTATCGAACTGGTGGCTTCGGTCTGCCACATCGTGGCATCGCGGCTCCGGTGCGGAGTTTTATGACGCTGACGAGGCGGACTTGTACCGCTACCGGGAGTCGGCGAACGTTGACGTGTGGACGCAGGGTCAGATCAGCCTGTTGAAAGACACTACCGAGGTCGCCGCTCATGGCGGCTCCTCCGCGCAGACGTGCGCTTTGGGTGCATGGTTCATTGATTCGGGCAACGTGTACTTGTATCAGTTGTCCACAGAAACTGTTGTTCAGATCACTGCTTTCACTGCCACTGCTCAGGTGTTGACGACTGATGGTTGTTCCGCCCTCGTGGGTGCGGACGATGGCGTGTACGAGATTGACAACACCCTGTCGGTGACGAAGTTGTATGACGCGCCGGGTGGAGCGTGGACCGTTCAGGCGATTGGGTATGTGAAGGACCGCATCATTGTCGGTTGTGAGATCACGGATCCGCTGCCGATGCGTGTGTTTGAGTTGGCTCGTAATCCAGCCACACCACCAGCAGCAGTTGACCTGTCACCAACGACAGGTGATTCACGGTTTGAGTACCAGTCGACGTCACTGAACTTTGTTGCAGTGACGGAGACGACAGCGGCGATCCTTGTCGGGTTGACGATTGGTGTGCAGTCGAAGGTGTTGTCGTTCACGATTGACACGTCAACGGCGGGTGCTGGCGCGATGCTGGAGCCGATTAACACTGCCGAGTTCCCCATCGGTGAGGTGCTTCGGAACCTTAAGAGTTACTTGAATACTTATGTGGTGGCAGCCACGAACCGTGGGGTTCGTGTTGCGGCGGAAACATCGACGGGTACGGGGTTTGTGTATGGGCCACTGTCGGTTGAGGATGACATCAGGGATCTGACGTTCGATGGGGAGTTCGTGTATGCGACTCGCTCAGTGGAGCGTCTTGGTGCGAAGGGTTTGTGGCGGATCGATCTCGGTGAGGAGGTCGGTGATTTCTATGCTTTCGCATCTGACTTGTCGATCTCGGATGGAACGCCACAGTCGGTGGCGTTCATTGGTTCCACTGGTAGGGCGTTGATTTGTGCGGACACGAAAGTGTTTGCTGAGCATGCGACTCGGCTCGCCCCGGTGGGCGAGCTGTATTCGGGTTGGGTTCGGTTCGGTACGACGGAGTACAAGCAGCCGGTGTCGTTCGCTGTCCGCAGCGATGACACTGGTGGCACGTTGGGTATCCGCGTGTTGAATCCTGCTGGTGAGTTCGCTGACTTTGGTTCGGTTCCGTTGGGTTCGGTGTTGAACATTCCGTTGTCGGCTGAGTTGCTGCCGGATACGGAGTTTGAGGTGAAGGTGACGTTGACGCGGGACAGCGTGGATGACACCGCTGGCCCGACGTTGGACGAGTGGCAGTTGCGTGCGCTGCCTGCACCGTTGCGGTCGAGGACGATTGTGTTGCCGTTGTTGTGCTTCAAGGAGGAAGAGGACAGCAACGGTGTGGTGCGGACGACGGATCCGTGGGTGAGGCTGCAGGCGTTGGAGAAACTGGAGCAGTCTGGTGGTGCGTGTTTGTTCCAAGATTTCTCTACTGGCGAGGAGCGCATTTGCGTGGTTCGGGCCGTACAATTTGAGCAGACTTCCCCGCCGTCGTTTACGAATGGGTTCGGCGGCATTGTCACTATTCAGTTGCAGACCGTGGATGTGGAGTTGAGTTAGTTGCAGATGTCGCTAGTGCCTCTGGTGGTGGAAGGTTCGTCGGATCCGCTGGTGGGCAGGGTGCGTCAGCGGCTGAACATTCCCGGTGGGAATGTTCTTGATCGTGGCTTGGTGGAGATCCTTCGCGGGTTCCAGTCAAGTAACCAGTTGCAGGCGCATGGTCAGATTGACGAGTCGACGTTGAGGCTGCTGGACTTGAGTGTTTGGTAGCAAGAGTTAGGGCGGGTGGATTATTTCCACCCGCCCTTCTTTTTTTGTGCCTATCTTCGGACGATGTCTTCGATTTTGGTTTCTTCGATGATGTGTCGGTTGCGGGGTAGGTCGCTGGGGTTGAACTCTTTGAGGAGCCGTGCGAAGCATTTGTCGCAGGTTTCTCCTTGCCAGCGGCGTGTGCCTCGGCGTAGCGAGTAGGACTCGATCTTGCGGGTGGGGCTTTCTTTGCCTTCGCATAGGTCGCAGGCGATGGTGCTGATCTTCATTGGGCGATCCTCAGGGGTATCACGTTGTTGCGTGGTTCGGGGGTGTTGAGTCTACGCCCGTGGATCAGCTTGTCCCGGCGTGCCCTGTCGGCGGTGATGCCGATGTACTGCTCGGTTTGTTCGGTGTTCTTGTGGTGGAGGTGTGCTTGGACTATTCGTAGTGCCCCGTCGACGCCGTCGTCGACGAGGTCGTGGAACCATGCGCGTGCCCCTGATCGTCTGAGGAAGTGCGCTCCTTGCCCTTGGGGTAGGTCGAGGCCGTAGGCGGCGGCTTGCCGTTTGACCATTTCGGCGGGGCGTGAGGGATGGCGGTTGGGTCGCACTTTGATGTAGCGACCGTTGGTCTCGACGGCGGGTACGAGCCGCCAGTCGGGGTTGAGCGGTTCGCCCACCATCTCGGGGTATTGGGTCAGCCACAGGCGCAGGTCGTCGGCGAGGTCTCCTGCAATGGGCATGGTGTCGACATCTTTGGATTTCCAGACGGTCACGTCGACGTAGCCAGAGTCAAGATTAACGTCCCTCACACGCATGCTGCAGATCTCTTCTGCCCTGACACATAGGTAGAGACCTATCGAGCAGAAAATCCTGTCTACGGGCCTGTCAGAGGCTTCTATAAAGCCTCTGAATTCTTCCTTCGGCAGCCTCGGATACTCGGTTTTGTGGATGGGGAGCATCCGCTGGTTGCGGAATGGGTTGAAGTTCAGTGGCACGAGTTCCTCATCGATGAGCCACTTCCAGAACGCCATCATCTGTGTGTAGTACTGGTTTGCTGACGAGGGTGCTTGGGAGGCTCGGACGTACTTCAGTGATGCGGCTCCAAGTTCGGGCGTGATCTCGTCGAGATGCCAGCCCTCACCCACAGCTCGCTTGAAGTTGTTCAGTGCGACCTTGTCGTTCTTAACGGTGGCGACGGAGAACAACTCCGTCCGCCACTGGAGGTATCTCTCGATGGCTTCGTCGAGGGAAATGCCGTGGCCTGTTGTCATCTTCATGTGATGATTGTGCATTGCAGGACTCAAACGGTCAAGTGTTAATGCAGGGTGTGTCCACAGGTAGTGTGAAGCATGCTTCAAACCACTTTGGTTACAAGTTCGACGGATAATATGTCCGTTTTTTTGTCCTAGTTTGTATGTTTTTGACTGGTCAAAACTGACAATATTCTCACATTGCAGCATGTGAACTTGATTGTTGTGGACAAAGGCTTCACTATTTGTGGATGAACGCGGGGTGTAACACGACACGGAGGTGTACCTTATATGGGAGCTAGGCGCAAGATGCCCAGCGATTCGATCCTTGAGAAGTGGGTGGAGGAAGGGCTGGATCATCCGCAGATCCAGCAGCGGATCAAGGATGACTTTGGTGAAGAGGTTGCGTTGTCGTCGGTGAGTGGTCACCTGTCGCGGATTGGTGCTACCAATCGCATCAAGTACAGCGATTGGATTCCGTGGCCTCGGATCTCGCTCGATCACAACCACCACTACGCATTGAACATGCTTCGTGTTGGTGCGCGGTTGGATCGTGACTTGCCGGTGCGTGAGGTTGATCAGCGGAGGTTTGAGCGGTGGTCTCGTGAACTCCAAGACAAGGGTCTTGTCGTTCACTACCAGTACGACAGTGTGGATGGTTTCCATTATGTGAAACGCCGTCCGAAGAAAGATACGAACTTCATCCGAGATCCTCGCAAACCCTGACGGGTTTGCTCGGGGGTTCTCTATCCCCAGATCCTGATTTTGGGCAGCCCCCCCTACCCCCCCAACAGCTCGTCGGGTGGGAGGGGAGGCTCTGGGTATCCCCGTCACCGTCATTCGGTATAGCCCCCACGCTTCCGCGCCCGTGAAACTTATCTGCAAGTGACTAATGCAGGAACTCCCGACACGCCGAGAGTGTCGCTTGTTTTGTCACACAGTCCTGCTATTGTCTCCGCCATGAAATCGAGCGAGGTACTGAGCGAATGGACGCTCGGCCTCCGCACAGGGGACACAGATATTTGCCTGAAGCCCAGCGAGGGCAAGGCGATGGTGATCTACCCGTGGTGGAAGCCAGTGGAAGAACTCCAATCAACACTGGAGTTGGTGAAGGCGATGGGTTTTGAATCCGTCACCGACAACGGCAACCTGCCGGTATACACGATGCCGAACATTGACACGATTGACTTCGACTACATCGAGGTGACCGCTGATGGGCGGTAAATTTCCTGAGCATCGCTCGCATTCACAGTTGCAGACATGGTTGCGCTGTCAGCATCAGTGGTATTTGACTCGCGTGGAGCAAGTACCGGAGCGTCCCTCGCTGCCGATGGCAGCGGGGAACGCCGTGCATTCGATGCTGGAACAGATCAACCACACCGTGTACAAGCGAATGCAGGACGAGCGAGGAACGGTAACATGACAGAGCCGCTGCCTTCGGTGCATTGCCCGAACATGGACTGCCTCGGTGATGTGTTCTCCACGCATGTGATCTTCGACGACAACGGCGAGATCGCTTGGTACGTCACGCGCCACAAAGACATCACCAAGTGCGCTCTGTGTGGAACGCACGTCACCCTGCCTACCCCGAAGGGGGTTGATCATGTTTGAGGATCTTGCTGACCAGTGGCAGAACATTTGGGTCAACGAACTTGTGTCACTGGAGCGTCGCAGCGGTGTTCCCGTTGATGACTGGACGGTCGGTGGCCGTAAGTCACGGGAGAAGCCTGAAGGTGAGAACGCCGCATGGTGGCAAGCCGAAGGCTTGCGGCAAGCAGAGGCATACATCGAATGGTTGGCAAACACTGGATGGAGTATCGCCACGCTGCCGGATGGCAGGCCCGGTATCGAATGGGATGCTGTCGTTGACTTCGGTGGACGCCCAGTCAAAGCGATCATCGACGCGGTCTTCACTAACGGTGAAGACCTGATCGTTGTCGACTACAAGACCGGCAGGAAGAGGCAGCAGCCACCACAACTGGGGTTGTATGCGTCGATCATTGAACGCACACAGGGTGTGCGACCGAAGTGGGGCGGCTACTACATGAGCCGCGACGCGAAGGTCGACGACCTGTTCGACCTGTCGACGTGGTCGATGGACTTCTACGACTACAGCTTCGGGGTGATGAACATTGCCGTGAACACTGGCATGTTCGTCCCAAACGTTTCCGACCACTGCTCGTGGTGCGGGGTCCGTGACTACTGCGTGGCGCAGGGCGGATCGAAGAGTTCTTCATTCCCACTACACACGAAAGGAATATGAAGATGGCAATGACGGAAGCACCGTTCAGCCTGACCATCAAGGTCGGGCCTAAAGGTGAACTGTTGACCTGTCGCGCTGAAACTGCGGCAGACATGAAGGCTCGTGTCGCTGACTTGCGCGACATCGAGCAGATCCTATTGCAGGGCAGTGTGCAGGAACAGCCGCAGGCTGCCCCGACTGTGGAGCAGGCGGTGCAGAATCTGCAGGACGCAGGCATGGTTGCCGCCCCATCGGGTGGCATCGAGCAGCGTCAGGATCGTTTCAACAACGACTACACCCGTGGTGTACCGGACGCTGGCACATGCATTCACGGTGGACGCATCGTCAAGAACGCAACGAACAAGTCAGGCAAGCGGTACAAGGCTTACGTCTGCGTGAACGACTCACCGTTCCGTGAAGGTAAGTACGACGCGAACGCGATCTGCGAGATTGCGTGGCCTGCTAAGTAATGCGAAGCCTCCTTCACGTCATCAAGGGCAGCAGCACAGCGGGTCAGGATCTGCCAGAGATCCTGCCGCCGCTGACCATCAAAGGCGTGCGCTTCCGCCGTGGTCAGCTCGCTCTTCTCTCCTCCCATCCGGGTCGAGGGAAGACGCTGTTCGCTCTTTGGTACGCAGTCAAGATCGCACGGCAGGGCGAGCCGGTGCTGTACATCAGTGCCGACTCGGATCAAGGAACCCTAGCCAACCGTGTCGGTGCGATCTTGATGAATCGCACCGTGAATGACGTGAAGGATATGCGGGAGTCAGAGGCAGTCGACGATGTCGCCAACGAGTTGGCTGCCCTGACTCGCCGCTTACGCATCGACCGTGACCCGAACCCAACCATCGATGACGTGTGGGAAGAGACCCAAGCGTTTGAAGAACTCCTCGGTGTAGCACCGAGCCTCATCGTCATCGACGTTCTCTTGAACGTCCACACCGAACTCGATGGTTGGGCTGGGTTACTGGATGCGGTGAAAAGTTTTCACACGTTGGCTCGGGAGACCGAGGCGTGCGTTCTCGTCTTGCACCACACGCGAGAGGAAGGCAACGCGACTCGACCGGGACCAATGAACGCGACGATGGGCAAAGTCAACCAGTTCCCTGAGTTGATCTTGAACATCGCAATGGACGGCGACCAGTACTGGGCTGCCCCTGTGAAGAACCGCGACGGTGTCGCGGATCCGAAAGCCGAACAACCCATCGAATTGTTTGTTGACGCCGAATCGATGTCGCTGTTTGGAACCCGTCAAGAACTAGAAACCCACCGATCTAGGAGGCAATGGGTATGAAGTATCCGATTGATTTGTTTGAACGTGGAGCGTGCCGAGGCGCAGACATCGAAGCGTTCTTCCCTGTCAAGGGAGTGGTGACAACAGAGAACCGTGCTGCTGTGCGCGTGTGCCAGACACGGTGCGACGTGGTTGATCAGTGTCTGGAATGGGCACTGGATAACGAGCGTCATGGGATTTGGGGAGGCACGACGGCGAAGGAACGAAGTCAGATCCGTGCCCGTCGAGGCATCCTCGTGGAAGAACCTCAGTACCGGGCGGCGTCGTGAGTGCAGCCAACAAACGCAAGGGGACACAGGCCGAAGTCGAGGCAGTTAACTACGGCAAGGAAGAACTCCTCGACATAGAACGAGTCGCACGTCATGGCTCCAAAGACCAAGGTGACTTCCGCATCCGCTTGAAGTCAGGTATCGACATCGTCGGCGAGGTGAAGAACGTCCAGTCAGCGTGGTCGCAGATGGCTGAGTTCCTCCGCCAGTCCCTCATCGAAGCGGACCACAGTCAGGAAGCCACCGGGCGTCCGACCGTTGGTGTTGTCTGCACGAAGACCAAGGGCAAGGGCGCACCGAAGATGCGGATCGTCTGCGAGTTCGACACGTTCATTGACTTCCTCAGATTGACCGATCAGGCATGAGCAAAGAGGACGAGCTGCTGGCTGTGCTGAAGCACTACGACATTGATGAGCCGCGCAGTGGTCAACGCAAGATGCGTTGCCCTGTCCACGACGACAGCAATCCGTCGGCCACCGTGAATCGGGAGAAGGGCTTGTGGCATTGCTTCGCCTGCGGTGCAGGTGGAGACGGGATAGCCCTACTGCAAGCGAACGAGGGTTGGAGTTACGGGCAAGCGAAAGATTTCCTCGCCACTCTCACAGGTGACACACCTGCATCCGAGGTGGCCCACCGCAAACCGAA